CGCCTGAGTAGAGTTGTGTATAGTTAGATACGTGTATCCTAAAAGGTCACCTGATCTTGGGAATTTGACAGATGACATAGCGTTATTTTTCACAGATCCCTGTATCGTTTGCTCTTCTACGGATTGTGAAAAATTAGAATGTCGCTTATAACTGGAACTAAAGAATGAAATTTCTGGTTCGCCCATTATGTGCTTATCTTGAGCACCAATAGCAATTAGTTGAATAACACCAGAAGACATTTATAATAATAAAAGGTTTAAATTATACGTACGAGACGCCCTGAAAATTATTTATTGTAGGGTAAATTTCTTTTTTTGCAAACGAATTTAAAAACGAAAACAGCGTCTCCACACGCTGCTGCGGCACCATCTTGTTTATCTAAATTAAAAGTTAATCTATCGAGTGTTCGTATTGGGTTATAATACTGTTGGATAATCGGATACTCGTTTCTGAATAATACAGCCTTTTGGGAGCTACCCGTACCGTGCATTGTGTGTTCGCATATAACTGTTCCGAAAACACCGTTAAGGTGATTATCAGCATCATCGAGATCCTTTTTACCTCTTTGGGTAAAATTTGTTTTGAGTTCTTCTATACCAATGTGTATGCATCTTTGAGCATCACCCGTTGTATTAATAGCTGCCGCAAGTAATTGTACTTGGACGACATTTTCGAGTGGTGTTGGTAAATGAAGTGTAAAATCTGTATTATTTGAACCATGATCTAAGTTATCGAGTATAACCGTGTGATGTTCGTATTCGAAATCTGGTAAAGTGGACTGGCTAGTCACTAATGCCATTTATATATACTGGAGATTTTACTTCATCTTATAGCCCGCTTGTGCCGCGACTAATTTTTGACCGCCGCAGATACCACCTTTACTATCGGAGTAGTAGGAGTTCTTGAGACAGTCTTCCTTGGATTCGAGGTCGAAGAGCGAACCTTCGTCTGTAGTTTCGATCGTGACTGGGCTGTATCCACTTGTTCTCAAAAATTGGAGAATACATATAAGTGCGAAGACGATCACAATTGCCTTGAGTGTATTTTTGTTTGTAGAGTTGAGTTTCATTTGTATTGAACATACATTTTTTTTATAAAGTGCGTTAAAGAAATTAGAATAGTTTCAATATAAAGATTAATGGACGGAGAGATTATACTTAATCGTAATGACACAAACGTTATGAAATTGGACGATAACGAACAGGCTCTTATGAACGAGATTGAAATCGAAGTTCCTAGACCTCAGCCTGTGAAAAAGCAAATGCCAAAACACATGCACACTCAGTTCACGCCACCCCCGGTACAAACTTTCCAGGAAGATATTGATTCTTTTGCAAACCCCGATAAACAAAACCGACCCTCGGTTCCACCAACTGAGGAACCCGTTGATTATGGCGAGTACGAAGTTGAACCAGAACCAGGGTATTCGTATGATTATGGCGTACCCGACGGTGGTATGGAAGAGGATAAACCCTCACCTGGTTTTAAAACTATCGACGAGGAGAAGGCCGATCTCGTAAACAAACTTGGTCGGTTAGAAAAAAAAGGTTTTACGGTGAATAAGCGTTTGAATGCATATTCACCTATAGATGAACTTAGAACGGAAGTTAAGAGAATTACATATAGCATAGACGTAGATAAATCGATAAAGTTTTCGAGACGTATGCTTATTGCATGTACGACAGGTCTCGAGTTTTTGAATAAAAAATATAACCCATTCGAAATCCAGCTCGATGGTTGGTCCGAGAATGTCATGGAGAACGTCGATGATTACGATGAAGTTTTCGAGGAACTTTACGTGAAGTATAGAACGAAAATGCACGTTGCCCCAGAAGTTAAACTTATAATGATGCTTGGTGGATCAGCTATGATGTTCCACTTAACAAATAGTATGTTTAAATCAGTCATGCCGAACATGAACGATGTGATTAAACAGAACCCCGAATTAGTACAAAATATGATGTCGGCCGTTCAAAATACGGTCCCTAAGTCGCAACAACAGGGTGAAGATAAGGTAGATGCAAATGGAAGACGTGAAATGCAGGGCCCGGGCTTAGACATTTCGAGTCTTATGGGCAATATTATGATGCCACCACAACCTTCCATGAGCACAACGCATTTGAATAAACCAGACGATGATATGGTCGATCTCGAGGACGACATTTCGGATATAGCCGAACCACCAGCAGACGATAGTAAGGAAACTAAGGGTGACGATGAAAATGAAGTGAGGGAAGTTAAGGTTACTCAGACCAAGTCTAAACGCGGTGGTGGTAAGAAGAAAAAATCGGTCGAAATTAATTTGTAAGTAATATATAAATGATAGGATACTGTCCTTTAGACGAGGAACCTATTGAGAGACCTTCGTGGAGTCAGGAGGAATCGATACCTCAACCAAGGGTAGCAAGACGTCGTCGCGAGATAACGTCTTTCCTAGGCGAGGACGATACCGAATGTAATTTTCTCGTTATGTTTTTTATCGTGGGTGTTATTACACTCGCGATTATGGATTCACTTCCACTAAAAAAGTAGTGGGTTAAACCATCTACCATCCTGTTTGTTCCAGCATGGTAAATGTGATTTTACTTAATTTTATTTTAATTGTTCGGGTACGACGTATCCGTCACTGTCAGTCCAATTTGTATCGTACATGTGTTGATCTTTTCTTTCGCCTATAACTAACCAACTAACATTTGCGGTAGAAGACGCGTTTTGACACGATATTGTAAGCATGTTTCCAGATACTGACCCTTTTACTGCGTCCCAATCGGATTCGTTCGTTGTAAAACACTGAGTGTTTCTATTCAGTGCTTCAAATGTACCACTTGTCATTTTAGAAACGGTATCTAAGTTTATAGAAGCACTTCCATTTACTAGATCAACTTTACCTCTGTATATGAGATCGGCTTTTGGACCTTCTATGAAAGAGTGGTAAAGATTGTGTGTATTACTCATACTTGTAAGTGGGTGATCAATTGTAAATGAACCACTACCTTTTGATAAGTAACCTGTACATTTTATATTACCAACAACATCTATAGGGTGATCCGGATTTGATGTTCCTATACCCAAACGATTATTGATAATTGTATCACCTCCAACTATCAATCTTTGTGTAGGTGGACCCCAATTATACATATCTTGCCATGTTGGTATCTCTTTATTCCAAATCAAATTATTCTGCGTTCCATCTATAGATAAGTGCTTACCGTATGCTATCATACCGATATAACAATCTTTTACAGTATCGTAGTCTGTTGACCCTATGACAAATTTTTTATTCCAACCTGTACTAGAAGGTTGAGTACCTATAGTAGTTAGGGATTGTAAAGTTCCATTTAAACGTATTTCCATTGAACCACCATTATCATCATCAAACTTAGTATATAGATGGTACCACTTATACGTGTCAAGTGATATAGTGCCGGTTTCTATTGTATGTGTACCAAAATTCATAATAATTTTTGTAGCTGATAATTGTAATTTTACACCATTGTTTACTGTACTACTTGGTGTACCAATACTTATTAGGGTTTCATTTGATGTAAGAGACGATTGTGAATTTGTTAATTTAAACCAAAACGATATTGTATGACCATTAGCACCTGCAACAGTATAATTAGTATTAATAGCGTATCCTGCGTTACCTATGTTAGTGGTACCATTATGCGTCGAATCCGTATAAAATGCACATTCAGATTCATCGTATAAAAAATCTTTTGCAGTACCTGGATAAGGATATGGATGTGACACGGTACCCTTTGAATCATTCCTATATTTTCCTACCCATGGTGAATTGTTAATCGCGATTATATTTGAAGATATCGAGTAATCATCACCATCCCAATTTATTACACGAGGTGAACGCGTATCGTAAATGATCGTCCAAGTCCATTTATCCGAACCAAATATATTTTGACCTTCGGGCCAACCAATGTTAATCCTACGTCTAGTAAAACAGTCGCCTTCTATATCTAAAAGTGCTTTCGTATTACACTGCATTTCTGACGTTGTATGAACAGTAGTGTTATCAATAATATGCATTTCGGCGTTTAATTTAATGAGACCTTGTTGATTCACGGTTAAAACCGGGTAGTGATCGTAATCACCATCAGCATTAATATAAGAGTCTATTCTAAATTCGTTTGATTTGAAACGTATCATATCTTGAGCTTCGCGTTGGGATTTCTTACGGAATATGAGTTCGGAGTATCCCTGTTCCCATTCACTATAATTGAGACTATCGTAATGGTATATTCTATTTTCAATTTGTGTATTTTCATAAGAATTGTCTCTATAGGTACCACCAAACGAGAGCTTTTTAGGGTATGAATTGTTCGTTGTACCATCGTTAGGTCCGACAACTATAGTATCAGCCGCTAAATACCCACCAGAGAGTGTATTACCATCGATGGTTTGGGTTAGTTTAAAATAAAAAGAAGGTATAAGCCCATTACCATTTATACCACTTAAAATTGTTGTATTACCTCTTGACATACAAATTGCACCATGTAGTCCATCAACGATCCCCG